AGGGGAACCGGGTCCGGGTTGATATTATCTGCCATGATTTGGTCAAGCAAGGAATACTACCGATTAGCCCTCTGCACTTATTTAGCTTTATGGAGAATGACGATAACAGAGAAGAAATACTGCAGGTGTGTTTCAGGCTTATAGATATATGCGATGAGGTTTGGATATATGGGGACAGCGAAGGTTGCAGAAGAGAAGCGATATATGCCAAGAGCGTTGGTAAGCCAGTGAAGATGGTGATGTGATAATGGAAGAATTCTTGGAACAATTGAAAGGCTACAGACATCTTATCAACAAGCAGCAACTCAAAACTCTGCGTGGACAAGCTCTTGCCGGAGATGTGGAAGGAGCCAGAAAAGGACTACAAAAGATACTCAGCAGAAAAATGAGCAAACGGGACATGTTCGTAAACGCGCACAGAGGAGCAAGGTACATGAAGGATGCAGATTACAGAGCACAGTTTGCGTTGAATCTAAAATATATACATAAGCTCGAAAAAATGAAAGCAGGTGATTAAAATGGGCAGGCCGTCAAAACTGACACCTGAGGTGCAAGAAAAGATTTGCCAAGCCATCCGTGCAGGCAATTACTACGAAGCGGCCAGTGATTACGCAGGAATAGATTATTCAACTTTCAGAAGGTGGATGGTCAAAGGTGAAAAAGCAAAGAGCGGGAAATATCACGACTTTTGCGAGGCTATAAAAAAGGCAGAACACGAAGCAGAGGTCCGGATGGTGGCCATGTGGCAAAAACATATGCCGGACAACTGGCAGGCAATAGCCACCTTTTTAGAAAGACGCTGGCCAGACAGATGGGGGCGCAGGATGGATGTAAGGCAGGACATCAAGCAGGAGGTACAAGGGCAGGTGACACAGAGGTATGAGTACGACATTACACAGCGGATTGTCAGCGACCCAGAAACCAGAGAACTTGCCCGGAATCTTTACCGAAGAGCAGTTAATGCAGATCTGGGAGGTAGATGCGAAGAATAACCTGGCATGGTTTATCGAGTACGATGGCCGGGGTGCATGGCAGCCGGCAAAACATCTGGAGTTATTATGCGAGAAGTTAGAAGCCGTTGAGCGGGGCGAATTGCTCCGTTTAATGGTTTTTATGCCGCCCCGACATGGAAAGTCGGAAGTCGTATCAAAGAAATTCCCTGCCTGGTATTTGGGGAGGAATCGGGATAAAGAAATAATAATCAGCTCTTATTCAGCAGACTTAGCGTATGACTTTTCACGTATCGCCCGGAATACATTCCGGGAGTGGGGTCCAAAGCTATGGGATCTTAGCCTTGCAGATGACAGCGGTGCTGTGGGACGATGGGGAATCCAAGGCCATCGGGGCGGGCTGGTGGCTGCCGGTGTTGGGGGGCCGATAACTGGCCGGGGCGCTCACGTGGCCATCATTGACGACCCCTTTAAAAATTACGAAGAGGCGGCCAGCGAGACTATCCGCAAAAAGGTATCGACCTGGTATAAATCCACGCTTAGAACGAGGTTGGCTCCCGGCGGTGCAATTGTGCTGGTGATGACCCGGTGGCACGAGAAAGACCTGGCCGGCGAACTGAAGGCAACAATGGAGGACGGCAGCGGTGAGCAATGGGAGATCATCGACCTCTCAGCTATTGCCAAAGAAAACGATATCCTCGGCCGGCAGCCCGGTGAGCCGCTCTGGCCGGCGCGGTATCCGTTAACGGAACTGCGGGCTACTCAAATCGCCCTGGGCAGCTACCTGTGGTCAGCGCTTTACCAGCAGAAGCCTGCGCCGGCGGCGGGCGGCATGTTTAAAAGGCATTGGTGGAGGTACTGGAAGCCGAAAGGAATATCATTGCCGCCTATTACAATGAGACTGGAAAACGGGGAAACCGTAAACATTGAAGTTGTTGACCTGCCGGATAAATTCGACAGACAGCTGCAAAGCTGGGATATGACCTTTAAAGACACTGACGGCAGCGACTATGTATGCGGTGGAGTATGGCAAAGCTACGGAGCGGATATATTTGCCGTTGACGCAATTCATGAGCGGATGGATTTTATTGATACCATCAAGGCATTTGAGGCCATGTGTAAAAAATGGCCCAAGGCAACAACCAAATTAGTAGAGGACAAAGCCAATGGCCCTGCTGTAATCGCAATGCTTAGACACAAAATAGGCGGCATCATAGCAGTAGAGCCGGAGGGGAGCAAGCAGGCAAGGGCATTTGCTGTCACTCCATTGTGTGAATCGGGCAATGTATACCTACCCCATCCATATATAGCGCCGTGGGCAAACGAACTCATAGAAGAATGCGCAGGATTCCCGAACGCAGCACATGACGATTATGTTGACATGGTAAGCCAAGCACTAAAACGGTTTATGTACGCCCGGGAACACGACCCAACATATGAACTGCCTTACGACTTGCCGGAGGACCTGAAGCAAGACTTATTAAGCGACCCGGAAGCTATGAAACATTGGCTGAGGGAAAACGGGAGGTTATAAATAATGAAGGATGATGAAAGGCGATTTCTGATAGATTTATACAATGCCGAGAATACTCCAAAGGGCAAAGAATTCAATCCGATAATAGGCGAGCTTATTAATGTAACAGACCTGCCAAGAGATATTATAAATAGAGCTGGATTTTACATGCATCATAAAAGAGCGTGGTATCTGCTCGAAAAATGGAGCAACAAAGGATGGTATGACTACGGTACAACGCTTGATTTAGGGTGGTTAACGGATAAAGGCAAGGAAATAGCAAAAGGGCTTCAGTAAAGTCCTTATTTTTATGTTTTAAAATGGTGGTGATTAAATGGACTTATTAAAACCCTTTAAGAAAGCAGCAAAGAAGGTGAAAGAATACACGGACAACGTTGAAAGGGAAAGAGAAGAGTTAGAGAAGTTAGAGAAATGGAAGAAACGACTATCTAACGCCATCTCCAAGCATGATCCGTTTCGTGCCAACTGCTCCCTGTGGGATGCGCAATATCACGGCACAAAGGAAGTAGGCGGAGGGATAACTTACATGAGCGACAGGGACAGACAGGTAACCAAAGACGCAAGGCAAGTTGTAAATATCACCTTGCAGCTCATTGAATCCCAAATTGACATATCTGTACCTAAACCCAATGTAGAGCCGACCGAATTCGATGAAGGCGACCCGATGGAGCAGGAACGCCAACGGATGGTTGAAGGTATGCTTTATTATATGGGCGGCGGCACGACATTGCAAAGAATCAACTCGGAGAATGAGAGGATAGTCAAAAAGAATTCCCTTGCTGTGTTTAAGGTAGGTTACAACCCAAAAGCAAAATCACACAAGTGGATAGGCAAGATAGAGACAACCAATCCTCACCCGTGCAATTTCATCCCGCAACCGGGAGTACATAGAGTAGCCAACATGGACTACTGCTTTCATATCGAAAATAGAACTTTGGACTATATTTGCAGGACATACGGAGAAGAATTCAGGGATGAACTTGAAGGGGAGAAAGCCGAATACAGTTACCTTGACGAACTATCAGAATCCCGGACGGAAAACGACGAAACTCTTTCGGTTGTGGAGTGTTGGTATAAGGACAAGGACGGGGATGTATGCGTTTTGACGTGGTGCAATGAGGTTATCCTGAGAGATGATCAGAAATTCTTCTACAAGAGAAACCAGGACGGAAGCATTATTGAACATGATGAAATAGAAGCGCAAACGGGTGTCGATATGATTGGTACACCTATCACAGAAACCATACAAGTACCCGTGCATATACCAAAGAGGTTTCCTTTTGTGATTCAGTACAACATACCAAAAGAGAAATCGTTCTACGGCAAAAGTGACCCTGATATCATCTTTGACCAGCAAGAAGCGATCAAGAAAGTATTGTCCGACCATGAGGAAAAACTAATCAAAGGCACAAGCAAGATATTTACACGAAAGGATTCCGGCTTGGTAAACAAGATAAGCAACGCTCAACTACAAGTAATCGAAACAGATGACCCGGTCAACGATATACAAGTAGTTGACCTTAAGACCCCCGACCGCAGCCTTCTAGAATACTACAATGTCATGCTCCAAGCCGCCAAAGACGCATTAGGCGTGACAGAAGCTTCACAGGGTAGAGTTGATGCGGGAACCGGCGGGGGAACGGCTGATTTATCCGGCAGGGCATTAGAGATACTTACTGCAAACACGGCCGGAAGGTTAGCCGTGAAGCAGTTTGAAAAGGACATGGCATATACGGAACTATATCAACTGTACTATGACTTCCTACTCGCTTTCTACGATGACCCACGGCCTTATCGGACAGACGGAGAGGACGGGAAACCCGTATACGGCAAATGGGATAAGTCAAAACTTGTCAAGCAAGACGATGCGGGAGATTGGTACTATCCCGAGTACGACATATACATTTCTGCCGACACCGGATTGCCAAAGGACAAAAGGTTCATCATGGAGACAGCAAGCCGGGCAGGGAACAGACTTGACAACATAGAGTATTGGCAAATCATGGAGTCAATCGGCTTTCCTAATGCTTCCGCAATTCTAAAGCGTGAGCAGGAAAAAGAGGAAATGGCAAAAGCCATGATGCAGCAAGAGCAACAGCAAGGGCAACCAAATATGCTTGACAGCATAGTAAACAGTCTCACGCCCGAGGAAATGGAAGCAATAGAGAATGACCCTGAGTTACAAGATGAAATACTGGCGAGGTTGGGAGGGTGATTTAGATGAATAACTGTCCAATATGTGGCAGAGCATTGCGAAACGGCAAAGATAGTCCGCTGCAAATAGAGTACACAGAAGAAAACCTAACAAAATTCAACGCAGGAGAAATAAGCCTTGCTGAACTAAACGAAACAGCGAGGTTTTTTTATATCCGTGAAAAGATATGCCCTTCCAAGTCAATTCCGGAATTGGAGTTTAAACCATGCCCGAACTTCGGGAAGGTAGTTGATACGATAAAAATATATGACCAATAGCACCCGAAAGGGTGTTTTTTCATTGAAAGGGGGTGACGTTCATGAAGAATCAAGGTGAAGGTAAAAAAATGCCGTTAGGCGGCGTATTCACCATGGGAGAACTACAGAAGAAGCCAGCTTCCGAATCGAAAATTAAGTACGGATCTGATTTGAGAGATGGCGGCGGAAAGAAAAAATAATTTTATTCGCAGGGAAAGCGTGAGGAATCTAATCATCCAGAGAGGAAAATGAAAAATGTTTAAAATATTTAAAACTCCATACATGAACGCTGACGATGGTGTAGACCTCGGAGGCGGCGAAAGCCTTAATAACGAAGGACAAGGGGAGGACGTGGATTCCCATGGAGAGGGTGCCGGTGAGGTTGATTCTCAAACCAATGAGAAGCCCAAACAGGATAGAGACACAAACGAGCAGTTTAAGGCTGCCCGTATTGCTGCTGAAAGAGAGACAAGAGCCTTAAGCGACAGACAGAACAGATTCGCCAAGATGTACGGCTATAACACGTTCGAGGAATTAGAGCAAGCAGCACAGCTTCAACAATACACCAACCAAGGCTATTCACCGGCTGAAGCTGAACTCATAGCGAGGCTTGACAACTTAGAACAAAGACTTATGGAGAACGTGAACAAAGCGCGAATAACGGAAGAAAAAGCGGCCTTGAAGGAACAGAGGTATTTCAAGGAATTAGAGCCGGAAATCGACAAAGTGCTTTCAGTGAATCCAAATCTTAACGTTGAAGCCGTTTACAAGTACATCAGAGGCGAAAAGCTTGATGAACTCCTTGCCAAAGAAACAGCGGCGGCTAAGCAAAAGACTTTAAACCAAATAGGCTCAAAACAGCATTTGGGCACAGAAGGGGACGGAGAGGGAGACGTTGACAGCGTTAACGTGCCTGCTGAAACCCTTCAAATGTACATGGATATGGGCATGTCAAAGAAAGATGCCGTTGCCCATTACAAAAAGCTTTACAAATAAGGAGATGATAACATGTTTAAACTTGTTTCCACATACGACGGAGGTGCAACCATAATTGACGTTTACCCTGTGACAGCGGAGGAAGCCATAGTTGACGGTGAGGCGTTGAAGTTCGGCTCTGGCAGAGTAACAAAGGCTGGTGCCGCTGATGTGGTAAGAGCAGTTGCCACACATAAGGTAGCCGCAAGTGCAGCTGGTGTATACCCTCCATTGGAGAGTATAACCGTAAGAGAAGACCAGGTTTGGGAAGCGCCTTATGTAACCGCATCAACTGGTGTACCTGCTCCGGGCGCACTTCATAAATTAGATTCCACCGCAACTAAGGTTGATGCCGACAACACAAGCGGCAAATTCCTTGTAATCTCTGTTGACACAGAGAAGAAAACTTGCAAGGGCAGATTCTTGCAATCATAACAACAAAGGCACTTGCAAGAGTGCTATTTTAATGCGAAAAAGGAGTTGAGAATAAATGATTGTAAAATCAACAGCAGGTAAGATTGACGCTGTGATAGGACGCTTTGAGGGTCCTATTTTGGCGTTTATGGAAAAAGAAGAAGGTGATTTTGCAAAACAATCGCTTCTTAAAACACTCTATAACGTAAAGACATCTAAGCACTATTCAGAAAGTGTCGCTTCAATGACAGGAATCGGCGACATGGTAGCCACTGACGGGGCGGTAGAGTATGACGAATTCGAGGAAGGTTACTCAAAGACATTTATCCACCAGGTGTTTAAGAAGGGTATTGAAATCAAAAGAGAAACCATCGACGATTCAAGGGTCATAGACATGGAACAGCAGGCCGGGAATCTCATGGACGCTTCCAACAGAACCAAAGAAAAGTTCGTCCATGCACCGTTTAATTATGCCGATGCGACATCATTTACACTGGCGAAAAAGACCTTCGCCAACACCGGAGCCGATGGGTTGACATTGGCACACGCAGCTCACACATCAAAAACCGGGAAGGGTAGCACACAGTCCAATAAGTCTACCAGTGCCTTGAGCGTAACCTCACTTAAAACGGCAGAGGAAGCCATGATTAGTTATAAGACCGACATTGGCGAGCCCGCAAACATAATCCCTGATACTTTGTTAGTTCCGTTTCATCTGAAGGATGAAGCCTATGAGATTAACTATTCCCTCGGCAAGCTGAACACAGCCAACAATGATGCCAACGCATACCAGGGGAAATATAGAATCATCGTGTCAAAGTGGCTTGACCTTGTGGACAACGACAGGTGGGCGCTCATCGACTCGGCATACATGAAGAAGTGTCTCTACTGGCTCAACAGGATACCGCTTGAAATAAGCTCACAAAAAGATTTCAACACGGACAACTGGAGGATTAAAGCTTATGAAAGATACTCGTTAGGTTGGACTGATTGGAGATGGGTATTCTTTGGGATACCAACATAATATGGGGAGGTTTATCCTCCCTGTCTCTTTAGAAAGGAGATGTATTTATGGGATATACGCATTTTGATAAAGTATGCGCTAATGCATTTGCAATCGGCGCACATGGCTCAGAGGTAGACCTTCCTTCTGCGGCAGGCTCTAACAGAGCCGTCAAAGTAGCCAAAGTGGCACTTGGCGCAGCTGACACAGGCGGCGGAGTATTGGCATGGGCTAACCCCGAAAGCGACTCTATCCTTATTCAAAGAATTATATTCGATGTTACTACCAAATCAGCCGAAGCTTGTACTCTTGACGTAGGCACAACCGCAACCGGCGCAACAACTTCCAGCGACAACTTAATGGACGGAATTAACGTTGCAACGGCAGGAGTATTCGACAACATCACAAACAAAGGTGACAATGGGAAATCTTTGCAGAAACTTGCGGCTGGCAAATGGGTGACAGCTTCTAAGGCATCAGGTGCAGCCGAAGGATTGGCAGGCTTTGCGTACATTGAATATGTTGTAATTTAAGGGGGGCAACCCCCTTTTTTGAGGTGATCTTATGCACATGAATTTAAACTTAAACTCAACAGAACGAAAGCTATTATTCGACATCAGGGAACTATTGATTGAACAAAACAAATTGCTAAAAACACTTCTCCCTAACCAAGAGGATTTGTCCGCACTAAAACGCAGCGAACTCATGGCTCGGG